TTACGGCTGAACAGCCGTATTAAACGCTTGAGCATACATCACTGTTATAACAACTGATCCCGCATTTGTACCTGCACTTGAGGTAGCAGTTAATTTCAAATCAGATGTACCAGTGTTTTTCCATGTGAGTGTACCACCGCCAGAAGCGCCTAACGCCTTAATACCTACAGTAGTTCCAGAAGCAACAGCATTAACTAGAGTCGCTGCACCGCCTACGGTATCACCAACACTAATATTTGTCGTAGTATTAGCAGCCACTTCTAAATCAATGATGATGTCTACGATTTTTGAGTTGGCAGGGATTACTACATTTGTAGCCTCTGCTGCGACAGCGCCGCCAGAAATATCCATTACATGTTGTTGAGTCATTACAACATAACCTACGTTTGCTATGTCTGACCCAACAGTAGTGCCCGTTGTGTTGCGGATGTTGCCAGCCCGTATAGGACCAGAAAAAGTAGTAGTACCCATGTCGATCTCCTGTCTGGGTTAGTCAGACACACCATGTGCCTGTCAGGGATGTGAAGATATTAACATAGAAACAAAAAAAATAAAGGGGCAACTTTCGCCACCCCTTTACCGATAAAAGTTCTATTGAACTATTATGCTCCGCGAGAACCGTAGATTCCCAATGGATCTGATACACCAAAGCTGTAACGCTCACGCGCTTTGTAGCGCACGTTACCAGTGTCAAAGTCACCATCCATGCCTGTTTGCATAGCGGTACGGACAAAATGCTTCATGCCGTTAGGCACATCAGTTGTGATGAAGAAGGCATCATTGTCTGTCAGATAGTGGTTCACCGCATAACCCTCTGGGATAGACCCGTTTGAGTTAAGTGCGTTGATATCATTATCTGCTGTACCAACACGCAGAGTTGTTTCCAACAAGCGAGTTGCAACAAACATCAATGCTGGTGGAATGATTAACTTGCGAGGGCGAGCAGCAATCAACAAGCCACGTTCATCAGTGTACGCGGCAATATCAATAACAGCTTGCTCAAGTGAAGTTTCATTCAAGTCAGCATCAGTTGCAGGGCGGTTAGCGTTAGTGGTGCCCTCAACGGTTGGGTGCGCTGTGCTAAACAAAGTAACGCCATCACCTGAGTTAAAGGTGGTGAAGCCTGTGTTCAACAAAGAAGCAGCCTTTGTTTGCTTTGTGTATGCCATACCGCGAGCAAGAGCTTTGGTATAACGAGCAGAAAGCGAATCATACAGATTGTCTTCCATAGCCTCTTCTGTGATAGAAAAGCCCATTGCGACTGTCTCATGATTGTAACGCGCAGTGAATGATTCCTGTGCGTTGTCATAAGAAATTGAAGCACCTTCTGCTTTCACAGGGGCGGCTCCAAAACCTGATAATTTAACTTCCTCTTCAAAGCTACGCTCTGAAGTTTCAGTTTCATAGATCTCAGCATGTTCGTCTTCGTACTTGCCGTACTCCAAACCAAACAATGCATTCAGACCCGGTAATAGCTCTTTAAGGAGCTGGGCGCGTGAAATAGCCATGATTTAACCTCCTTATAAGCCTACGTTATTGGTCATCTGGTGAGCGCCCGGATTGAACTTTACAAGTACATCTGGGAACGCATCAGCAGCATCTGACACATGTGAAACAATACGGAACGCCGCTGCGGCAGTCTTCACCGTAGCGTCCAATGCAGATGTAGAGTTACCTGTCGTGGTGTTACCAGTTGAGGTAGACTGCGCTGCTGCAAAGAATGTGTTTGTACCGATGATTGTTTGCGCTCCTGTGCTATCAAGCTGTGCTTGGAATAGTACGTTTGGATCGTCAACAACATACGCCTTAATAGCATCACCGTTGGAAGTTCCAGTTGGGTAATACTGTGCTTGGACCGTTTGGCCTGAAGAATTTACATACTCACAGCCAACGAAAACGCCGATAGCGCCAACGCCAGATGTTCCTGAGATGCTGTTAGATGTCAGGTCTGAACCTGAACCAGTTGCGAGTGCGATGTAACCATCGGCCCCAATGATAACAACTTGCCCGTAAAACAGGTTTGTTGCTTCTCCAGCGGGGTCAATGAGATACTGATTAGTCGCACCAGCATACGGCATTCCATCTGCGCGACGCACAGGTTTTAAGCCGTAGGGAGCTGCTGTAGTAGCCATTTTCTCATACTCCTAGAGTTTAAGTTACGACAAGCTCCCCAAAAGGGTTACTTGCCAAATGAAGATCGTGTACTCCGCTCTGGATTTAGAACGGGCATACGAGGGTCTGATTGTTTTAGATACGAGTTATCGACAGCATCCATTTGGCTTTGAGCCGCCTGTAGCTGAGCTTCAACCCTAGCCTCGACCTGTTCAGTAGCAAGTTGACATAACAGTAAACCCCCTACCTCAATACCGTCTTGGAATCTTGAATCTATATCAGACACAATGTGAAGGTCTGGATGATCCTCTTTACGAACTGGCGTCCATCCCTCACGAAATCTGGAAGAGACGTTAGTGTTATCCGTATTTCCCAATGTAGATGTGCGGATCCAACGGAAGGTAATACCATCGCGTGGCTCTGGGGAAGGTAACATTGTCGGTCTAGTCCATGACGCTTTACGTTTGACCGCATCACGGGTCTCTGTTGTGCGTGGAGATCTGTTCGTCATTTGGATTGATCCTTCATTAATTGCGCCGCATATTGCTCATTTGAGAGTCCAAGCCGCTTGGCGAGAGAGGCTTGCGTTGAGGTAAGTCGCACTGTGCGTGATTTTTTCGTCGTTCTCGACGGTGCAGCAACCACGGGGCCACCTTGACGTTGGGGTGCTTGTACCTCTACCTGCCCATCGTCAAACTTATCTGGAAAGACCTGTCTCATGGCCTTGTCAATTTCTGTATAATACTGATCTGTATTTGGATCAATCCCTGATTGTACAAGCTTTTGATGCACACCATATGCATAGCCTGTCATTTCAGGAGTTTCAGGATTCTCAAACCAAGTATTTTTCTTACCCCACTCTAAAGCGCGTGGGTCAACTTGTGGCTTGGCAGGTGCCTGTTGTTGATATTGAGGCTGAGGTTGAGGCGCAGGTCTCTTCTGAGGTTTATAGTTGGCTATCTTGTCAGCCTCTATTCTCAAAGAAGTAACCTTATCATTGGCCTCAAGAATTAAATCAGAATCTCCAGCATCAATAGCTTCTTTATATGCTACTTTTGCTCTATCCAACTCAGCCTGAACTCTACCTTTAGCTTGAGAAACAAGAGTTTCCTCTCCTTGTTCAAGAGTTTTTCTAAGGCGTTCATTCTCAGCCTTGATAGACTCAGCATACTTTAGAGCTTCTTCACGAAGTCTAATAGCTTCCTCTTTGTTCCTACGTTGCTCATTAGCTTCGTAAGTCATTTTCTTAAAACGCTTTTGAACACCCTCAGAATACTTATCTAACTCATCATCGTTAAAAGTTTCAGGAGCAGCATCTTCAGATTTACGGGGCCTACCACGATCCTCTTCTGGAGTATCGTCTACAATTTCAATCTCAAACTTATCATCAGACACAACATCTTGTGTTTCAGGTGATTCGTTTCCAACATCTTCCATCATTTCAGGTTCTGAAGCTAAGTTACTCATGCCCGTGTGTACCCCCTTGGATCGTCAACAACAGCTTCAACAGTGTCATCGTTCACTAATCGAAACTCTTTGCCATGTATTTTGAATCTGGTTCCTGAGTAGGATCTAAAGATTACAAAGTCGCCCTCTTTGCAGTAGGCTCCATTTGGAAATCTTTCCTTATCAGAATATGCATCTGGCCCAGTCTTTATAACAAAACCAATAATAGATGCTGTTTCTTCTGCTTGTCTGAGTCCATCTGGCATATAGACGCCACCCTCAGTCTTCTCATTAACCTCAACAGTGCTAATAAGAACCTTGTAGCCTTTAGGTTCAGGTAACTGAGTCGCTACTTTTTCCTCAGTTATTTTAGTGTCTGCATACATTTTATATACCTTGCAGTGATTAGGTTCACAGAAACCGTGCGCGGATTACCCCACGAAGCCCCCATATGTAGAAATAGTTCAATTGAACTTATTGTTCAATAAATCTTTTTTCTATTTCTTGTAAATCAGACTCTAGTAGCTTTAAAGCTTCATATCTCCCAACAAGTCTGCTGTAGTCATCCATAGTTTGCGCTTGGCCCCCTGCCAAGAACTGTTCTATTTCAACTTTATAGTCGGAGATACTGCGCTTCATAAGCGCAATAACTGTATCATCCATCTCCCTTACCTAGCTCCTTTGCTAATTCTACACCAAGTTTAGCCCCAGCTTGCTGGTCTGCTCGCTGAGAGTTATCAAGATCGGTAGCCAGCTTAACCCCCAGCTTGGCACCTTCTCTTTGATTAGTGGCTTTGATCTTCTCAGCCTCAAGCTGAAGTTTAGCCGTATCTAGTTGCATCTTGTGCTGAAGTTCTTGTGTCTTCAGTTGCAGTTCTTGCTGCTGCATTTGGACAATAGGATCTTGTTGCTGCTGTTGTGCTTGCTCTTGGGCAGCTTCAGCTTGATCTTTCTTGAGAAGCTTTTCCGCTGCATCCTTAGCAAGCCTAGAGATTTCAACCTCTACATCTTCAGGAAGATTTTGATCCTCACTTGGCAACTCAACGCCAAGCATCTTTTCCATTTCCCTGCGATACTGGAATGCAACATGCTCTGTGATATGTGCAGACATTGCCTGCTGTATTACCTGAGCAAATGGAGACTGTCCTATCATCTGGGCCAGTTTGGGATCTTGAGCAGCAGACATATGAACAGCCAAATGAGCTTCATGATCTTGATACTTGAATGCCTTAACAGGCTCTTGTTTCAATATCATCATGTTCTCAGTTACAGGATCGGCAGGCTTGATATCATCAGGAAGCTTAATAAGATTATCAGCATCTTGAATACCAAGAACCTCAAGCATTTGCCTGTGCAGCTTGCCCATATCATATAGCTGTGGCGCTTGTTGGGCTAGTTGAAGCGCGGCTTGATACTGCATGATTCTTTGAGACATAGTAGCAGCATTTGGGTCTGAGACTGGTATAACATCTATGCGCTTATCAAAGTCATCTGTCCTACTGAAGTCTCCATCAACTTCATAGGCGTACT